GGAGATGATGAAGGCAGCCGGCCTCGACTGGAAAGTCAACAAGGTACCGGCCTTCGCCAAGATCGCCGGCAAGCAGGTCAACGTCGGCTGGTCGGCTCTGGTCCGTAGCACCGACGAGAAGATGCTCGGCGTCGTCCCCAACGACTGGAACGAAGTCCAGAACGACGAGGCCTTCTCCTTCTTCAAGGAGTGGGTGGACGCCGGTGACATGGAGATGCACACCGCCGGCTCGCTCGAGGACGGCAAGCGCATCTGGGCTCTGGCCAAGACCAAGGAGAAGTTCGAGGTCTTCGGTGGCGACCTGATCGAGGACTACTTCCTCCTCTCGTCTCCTCACAAGTATGGCCAGTCCTTCGAGGCTCGCTCCACCAAGATCCGCGTGGTCTGCAACAACACCCTGACCGTGGCTCTCAAGGACGAGTCGCAGGCAGCGGTTCGCCTCTCTCACCGCAACAAGATCAACATCGACGAGGTGAAGACTATGGTCGGCATCTCCAAGGTGAAGCTCGGCGCCTATAAGGACCTCGCTGAGTACCTCGGCACCAAGCGTGCCACGCCGGAGAACATCATCCAGTACTTCAAGGACGTGTTCCCGCTGACCGGCAACGTCGACGACCAGAAGCGGATGGAGAAGATCTCTCGTCCGGCTACTCAGGCTCTCGGCGTCCTCGAGACTCAGCCCGGCGCCGAGTTCGCTCGCGGCTCCTGGTGGCAGGCCTTCAACGCGGTCACCTACGTGGTAGACCACGAGCTCGGTCGCTCTCAGGACTCTCGCCTCAACTCTGCCTGGTTCGGCTTCAACCGCTCCCGCAAGGTCAAGGCCCTCGAGAAGGCAGTAGAGTACGCCGACGCGGCATAAGAAACTGGAGGGGCTCCGGCCCCTCCTCTTCCCTCTCATGGAGATACACAGGCATGTTTACGCAGAAGAATGGTGAGATCTAATGGCTAAGAAGGCTAAGAGGACTCCAGTCGTCATAGGCGCTATGACCAAGGCAGGCGCCGTCACCCTCATGAAGGCTTACAGGGACAAAGTGGGTGCCACTCTCAACGACACCGAGCCTTCTCTCGAAGAGAAGACCGGCCACTGGGTATTTCGAGTGACCATGCCCTGGGACGACTGATTCTGTGAATTTAAGCATGTACTCTCTTCTCCTCTTCCAGTATAATCTGACTATCACATAAGGAATGGCAGCGTGTCTCAGGTACGTATCGAAGCTCAGGTCAACGGCGGTCTCTGGCAGACTCTGATGACCATGAACACCTCAGACTCGGTCGGCATCAAGATGCGCCTAGACGAGGCTCATCGGATGTACAAGGTCCGCTGCCGAGCCACGGACATCAAGTCCGGTTGCGTAGTCGACTATCGCGGTTAATCACAATGAAAGGTTCCAATATGAAGAAGATCCTCACAGTCCTCTTGCTCTCCGGCGTAGTCGCTGGTCTCGCTGGTTGTAATGAAGCAGACGTCGCATCCCAGAATCTGTCGAAGGCTGCCGACATGTTCGAGATCCAGCGTCGCGTCGTGTTCTACAACGGCATCACTGGAGAGTACATCCTGTCAGTCGAGGGGCTCTGCTCCCTCGGTAACTACGATAAGGAAGGAACTCTTTCTGTCACCTGTAAGACTGGAGCTAATGACTATAAGAAGCACTTCCTCGGTCTCTCTGATAACGTGACGTTCTTCGCCGAGCAGATCGAGCCGGCTCAGGCCAGCGTCTATCACTACCGCGTGGTGTTCAAGCCGTCCGTCATCATCCCCGACGTCGAGGTGAGGTAATGAACAGACCTGTTGACGGACCTACTGCTGCAGCGATTACTCTTACAATCCTTGGTGCTATTTGTGCTTTTGTCGTAACTTTTGCGCTTGGGGTTTCTCTTGGTAAAGTTGATATGCGTGGCGAATACCGTCAGTGCATTGAACTTGGTGCACCGCAACAGAACTGTATTGACAAATTCTTGGGAAAGAAGCAATGACTGATGATACTAATCAAATCATAGACAATGCAGTCGGTGAACTATATCGTGGATTCTATCGTCTGAGACAGCAGAAGCAATACAAAGAAGAGTATGACTCTATGGGTGCTCTGCTCAATATGTTGATGCAAGACCGTGATTATATTCGCAAGACGTATCTTAAGTATGAAGATCTATAGTAATGCTAGACGCATTCTTCAATGCCATCGAACACGTAGAAAAGAAGAGGGAGGCAGGCCACTACGAGCCTGCCCCCACTGAGCAGAGGAGAGTGCGCATCAGGCTGGCTCTGGCCGCCTACACCTACGAGTTCTACGACGACTCCATCATCTCAGACGCGGAGTTCGACTCCTTGTCTCTGAAGGTAGACTCCAAGGTGAAGACCGGAGACGACGAGCTGGATCAGTTCTTTGAGAAGCACTTCGACTCTTCGACCGGCATGTGGATACATAAGCACCCCGGCCTCGACAGGCTGGAAGTCATCTACGATAACTACTTCAAGAATAGAAAAAGGAATTGACATGAAGACGAATGAAGAAGTGCATGCTCGCATGAAGGAGCTGATGAAGCCGATCGACGAGCGCATCATGATGTGCGACAACATAGAGGACATTCTGATGCTGGCCTCTATCATGATGACTACGTCTGTAGGCATCCTTCGCAATTATCTCGGAGATGAGGTCGCAAAAGGATTGGTAGAGGACGTCTTCTCAGCGAAGACTCATATATAGTAATACGCGGGGTTGGTATATGGGTTGTGCCTCAGCCTTCATGGTTGTATAAATAAATGTAGGAGGATCCTACATGTTCTATACAGTCTACAAGACCACGAATAAGCTTAATGGCAGATACTATATCGGCAAACATAAGACAAAGAACCTAGAAGATGGCTATATGGGTTCCGGTAAGCTTCTAAGACTAGCCATAGAGAAGTATGGAATAGAAAACTTTGAGAAAGAGATCCTGTTCGTCTTTGATAACGAAGACGAAATGAACTCTAAAGAATATGAACTAGTGGTTCTTGCTGAAGAGACATATAACTTATGTCCCGGAGGAAATGGTGGCTTTGGCTATATCAATGGCTCAGACATAACCAAGTTCAAAGGCAAGAAACATAGTGAAGAGACTAAGAAGATTATTTCAGAGAAGCGCAAGGGTGTAAGAAGCTTTGTGGCCTCTGAAGAGTACAGAGCCAAGATGAGCGAGATCATGAAGAAAAAGCATCAAGCTAATCCTGGTTTTAATTCGCGGGCGTAACTCAGTGGTAGAGTCACAGTCTTCCAAACTGTTGGTCGAGGGTTCGATTCCCTCCGTCCGCTCCATCTTCTAATCCGCTCCAACATACAGGATGATCCAGTGATACAAGATGAAGCGGCTCTCATCGAGCCAATAGACCACACCATCATGGCCCGTATTTACGAGTATCAGGCCATGGCTGCAGATCCCAGTCTCACTCAGGCCTATCGCGATCACTACCTCAAGAGGCTGGTGAAGATCCGCGACGAGCTCGACACCATACTACTGGAGATTGGATATGTTGACTAAGGAACAGATGGAAGAGGCCTGGCGGTCGGGGCCGATCAACTTCCTCAAGAACCATTGCACCAAGACGAAGGGACAGAAGTTATTCAAAGTCAACATCACTCCCTACATCAAGACTGAGTTGAAGGAACACTCCAAGACCTACGAAGTCTGGGCGAAGAAAGAGGCAGACGCCGTCTGGGAAGCTGAAGGCAAGTGGTGGTCTGAACACAGAGACATTGAGAAGTCAGGCACTGTCAAGAGGATCGTATCATGAAGATCAAAAAGAAGCCCATCGAAGTAGACGCCTGGATCATCGATACCGCGGAGCTCCAGTATCATGGAAACGTATTGGACTGGGTACACAACGAGTATCAGTCCAACAACGGCCGCCTCGCGGTAGTCAGCGACGGACAGAAGATGGTCCTGAGGATCCGCACGCTCGAGGGCATGATGACCGCCAATGAAGGCGACGTACTCGTGAAGGGAGTGGACGGAGAGCTCTACGCCATCAAGTGGGAGATCTTCAAGAAGACGTATGACATCGTCTTAGAGTCGGCTAAGACGCAGGATTTCGAGTACGACGCTGGGTTCCCTATCCCGTCTGCTCATACGGTCAAGCCGCCGCCGAACGTCGAGATCGTGTCGATGGAAGACACCGTGGATGGCGAGTTGAGGATGGAGCTCGACATGGACTACGAGACCATGAAGCTCTTCGCCAAGAAGGGCATCTATCAGGTGCTCGTGGACGCGGCCAAAAAAGTAATTGACGAGCACGGCGATGTTTGATCGCCTGCTCAGTCTCTTCAAGAAAAAGAAGAAAGAGACCGGGCCGCGACTAATAGAGCATCGCGGTATGAAGGTCTACCTCTCTCAGGAGCTCATAGACGAGTTCGACAGAGCAGGCGTAGACTACGAGAGAGGCTTCAGGGAGTCGGTCGACGAGCTCTTAGACGAAGAAGAACAAGACGCAGACAACCCCTACAGATGACACGCGGAGAATGAGAATGTTTGGCAAGTCAAAGGCTATCCTGAGGAATGAGATCAGGTATCTCGAGAATAAGATCAAGACTCTTGAAGAGTCCGTCGAGACGTGGCGGAGGATTTGCTCCGACAAAGACAAGACAGAACGCAATAAGAATTTCATTCATGAGCTGGAGTTAGCCGCTCGTAATGAGCCGATCATGATCGACTTCGACAAGGTGAATGTCTGGTCTATCGAGCGCGATCACATCGACGGAAATAACGTCACGGTGGTCGGAGTCTTGGAGCAGCACAATGACAAGGGCGTCATCCTGACTAAGTCTAGGGAATACCGCTACAACACGAATAGCGACGGACATAAGCGCATCATCGCGGCTTACGAAGTGCACATGACTAAGAAGGAAAAGAAGAAATGAAGGTATACATCGGGAAGTACCCAAACAACTACTGGTCGTGTCATAACTTCTTCGAGGACATCGTGGGACGTCGTCATGGCAAGGAGTACGGCTACGAAGTCGACGAAGAGAACTATGGTCGGATAGATCGCGCCATCATGAAGTTCAGCACCTTCTGGCAGGGCGTGCTCAACCTCACAGTCAATAAGATCGTACGCCATAGTAAGCGTAAGATCAGTGTACACATCGATTCGCATGACACCTGGGGCATGGACACGACTCTCGCTCTCATCATCCTGCCGATGCTCAAGCAGCTCAAGGCTACGAAGCACGGCTCTCCTTGGGTAGACGACGAGGACGTCCCTCACCTGGTCAAGAAAAAGAAGAAGACCAAGAAGAAGAGCGAGCTTGACGAGGAAGAAGATCAGTACGCCGACGTAGTCATCAAGTGGGACTGGGTCATGGAAGAGATGATCTGGGCTTTCGAACAGATCGTAGATCCCGATGAGGGCCGCGAGAAGTACTACATCCCGTACAAGGAAGGCGAAGAAGTCAACAGACTGTCGTGGGTCAACTCTGATACCGGAGAGAAGCACTACTTCTTGTCCGAGGAAGAACAGCGTAAGATGGGTCGCTACGACAGCGACCTTCACAAGGAGCACCAGGATCGAGTCAGCCGCGGTCTGCGCTTCTTCGGCAAGTACTATCAGTCGCTGTGGGATTGAACATGATGAAGTTTAAGCAGTCGATTATCAAGAATCATGAGATCGCCTTATGTAAGAAGTGTGGAGGCAAAGGAAGTACACTCGAGGAGGTCCTCTCTGACTATCATCGAGGTAAATACCACTACGATAATCGTCCTTGCTACAGATGCAATGGCACTGGTCGCGTGAAGATTATCACCACGATAGAGGAAGTACCCTACATTGAAGACACGCGCGGAGAGACGCCACCACCACAAGAGAATGCTCGATAGGGTCAAAGAATTCTTTTGGCTCAAGCCGAAGCACTATCACGGTTCTGAGGAGCAGAGACAGAAGCACATCAAGAAGATGGCTGAGAATCGTAAGCCGTGTTCCTGTCACATGTGCGGTAACCCTCGGCACGTCGGTAAAGATAAGCTCACCATGCAGGAGAAGAAAGCTCTCCAGAAGATCGAGGAAGATGATGTTCAGCTATAAATATACGGAGGACACCGCCAGGCGGTTCTTCTTCGACCACGCTAAGGACATGGGCAAGTTCTACGCTCACATCCTCTTTAAGTCACCAGAACTCTACAAGCAATTCATGGAGGGATTCTATGAAGAATGCGTACGAGAATATGGAACGGGTGAACGAGGACCTGATAAGGAAGGCAGCGGTCCTGAGCGGACCTGACAACTCCTTCTACACAGCGCTAGACATCGCGAGACAATACAGACAGGCCGGCCTGACGCCGGTCTTTTTTCTTGACGAAGAGAACCTGATGGTCATCGTCACTAATGAAGAGAAGCTAGACAACAAGTTCTCATAGGGAGGTCATCTTGAGATGTTGGAGCATAAGCACCTTATAGTGAGGGCCGAGGTCCTCAACCCGCCGTCATCTTCCCACGTCGGCTACATGCACGACTGGTTCCGCAAGCTAATCACCGACATCGGGATGAAGATCCTCTCCGGCCCCTACGTCTCTTACCTCGACGTAGAGGGCAATCGTGGCATGACTGGCGTCTGCATCATCGAGACCAGTCACGTGGCCATGCACGTCTGGGACGAGAAGACTCCCAGCCTGATGCAGTTCGACGTCTACACCTGTGGACCGCTAGATACGAAGAAAGTGTTCGAGTCCTTGTCCGAGTTCAATCCCATCAAGATCGAGTGGAAGTACCTGGACCGCGAGCACGGACTCAATCACATCAGAGACGGCATGGCCGACTACGCCGCGGAGTATCACAAGTGACCTGGAAGCTATTACCCGATAAGCGTATCCGACCGCTGAGTCATGCCAGAACTTTTGAAGAAGAAGAGTGTAAGAAGATAGCGGACGCCTTCAAGTCTGCCGACATGAGGTCGTACTCCACTAACTCGTTCTTCTACTCGTATCGCCTGATAGAACCAGACATCTGGCCGAACATCTATGAGAACATCACTGGAGCAGTACTGGACTCGAACATCAATAACTACGGGTTTAAGATCCAGAACATCTCGGCCCTCTACTACGTCGAGTTCGATCGATCACAGTGGATGGACTGGTCCATCGACCTGAATCACTGGGATCGAGAGACCAGCAAGCTCAGCGTTCACACGTTCTTGAACGACGACTATGTGGGTGGCGACTTCATCATCAGGACTCCTAGGGACACCGTGGTGCCTCGGGCTATAGGGATGACCACCATCTTCCCCAGCTTCTTGGCATCCAAGCAGGAGCAGCCTACTGCCGGCATCAAGAGAGCCATCATGGGAACAGTCTCTGGCCTACCTTTCTCCTAAGCCATTGATATTCCAGAACAATCTTTTTTTAAGTCATTGATTTGATTAGCTATTTCTTCAGATAAGGCTATGTACATTTATTAGCACCCTGGGTATAAAGGGGAAGTAGCCAATGGAGAACCTTATGCAAAACTTTATCCGAAAGTTTGAGAGTTATTGCGCTTATTATTCGGTGATGGGTCCGAATTATTTTGTGTGTAAAAATGCGCTTTTGATCCAGTGTTGGATCCGGAAGATGTTTCCAAAAATTGTGACTAAGAGGTGAAATAAGCCTGTACAAATTGTGGGTAACCCTGTATAAAGGGGAAAGTAGCCAATGGAGAAACTCATGACTTCTTACACCGTCAATCTTCCCTGCGTCGTTCCTCAAATCTCTGACATCTACGATATCCCTAAATACGTCAACTGCACCATCACTAACGTCCTCGACGACCCTTCCGGCGTCTATACCGCCGACTTCACTTTCTCTTCCTATAACGATCTCATCGCCTACATTCGCCCTACCTGCCATAACGAAAAAGTTCTTCAACAATTTATCGACGAAATCGTCATAAACGATTGACATTTTTCTCGTCTCTTGGTAAGATCTAGGAATAATGGAGAACACACACATGTCTCGCAATTCTTCTGACTACGTCATGACCATCAAGTCCGACGATCCTCGCATGTCCGATCTGCTCGATAGCATCAGGCGCTCGATCAAGATCTACAACGCCGAGCGTCGCGTGCACGAGATCGAGAACCCCAAGTTCGTGACCTACAGCTGGTCCGGTAAGCAGGAAGTCCGCACGCGCGCCACTCTTCGCGTCCATGGTCGCCTCGGCAAGGACAGCCCGCACGCTCATCTCTATCGTCTCGGTGGCCCTCTTCATCGCCGCTCCTCGCAGGACATCAAGCTCGAGCATGCCGAGCGCGTAGACGTCTACATCAAAGAGCGCCGCCACTACGTGGATGCCAACTGATGACTGGTAGCGTCTTCTACGTATTGTGGATCTTAATTGAGGGTGGCAGGTCCGATGCTGTTGCTACCGATCACTACGCCACTCTCAAAGAGTGTGAAGCTGCGAGAGCCGCCATCCTCGAAGTTTATAGTGGCGACTACTTCGAAAGAGTCTCTAAACGACAGATCATGTGTCTTGAAGCCAAGGTGAATTGATGGCCATCTTCTACACCAGCACCCGCTCTCCTAAGCGCAAGCCCGGCATCAAGCAGCTGCGCTCTAAGGAAGAGCACCTAGCATATCTCAAGTCCCTCGGATACACACCGGGGATGCGCATCGAGAGGACCGCCGAGTTGCCGAAGTACGAGTACCGGCGCGTGACCTCCGATCGCATCCCCGGAGGTGGTGGCTATAAGAAGTCCGTGGAGGATTATAAATGGAAGAAGGACCAAGAGGAGTCTGCTGCCACGATCAAGGAGATCGAGCGGAAGAAGACGTGCCTCGCTCCTGCCTACAACAAGGGTGCCGTCCAGTACGTGACTGCCGGCACTGATCCACGCTACATTGGAAAGAAGGTCTGACATGATCATCAAGGGAACTATAAATTTAGAGCTCGACGCCGATCAGCTCGGTGACGTCATCGTAAAAGCTCTCCAAGAAGACTACGCATCTTTGGCCAAGGATGTCTCCGTCTTATCAGAGAAGGCCTATCGAGCCGAGGCTCAGGAGTACGAGCTGCAGGATCTGAAGAACAATCTCCTCTTGATGAAGTCCATGGACTACGTCATGAGCAACTACATGTTGTATGCTGAGCATCAGCAGTTTCGCAAGACTTGGCGGAAGTACGTAGACATGTACATCGACGCCGATCTGAGGGAGATCTAAGATGAAGAAGACTATCATGATGCTGCTAGCGAGCGTTCTCATGGTCGGCGTTGCAGAGGCAGGCAACAAGAACCACGACAAAGAGAAGACCTACAACTACAACTACACGTACAAATATAAGTACGACTACGGAAACAACAACGAGGGATGGTACGCCTTCGGCGGTCTGCTCGGTGGCCTGCTGATAGGTCAGGCTCTCAATAACCCCGGACCAGGCGTCTATGCGGATCCATACGCAGCTCCTGTCACGCCTCAGCAGTACTGTGGTACTCAGTGGGAGCGTAGGTGGAACGAAGTCTATCAGGTCTGGGAGAAGATTCCCTACACAGTATGTTGGGTGCAGTGATGAGCAGCGTAAAGTTGATCGGCGTTACGCAACCCGTAATGGTAAACTCCTCAATGAACGATGCTCAGGGTCTTATAGCGTACTGCGCGCGCGTCTCTAATCCTGCCAATCAAGAGAACTCAGAGACCGATAAGCTACTGTCCTACATGATCCGGAACCAGCACTGGTCGCCGTTCGAGATGGTCAACGTGGTCATGGAGATAGAGACTACCCGCGACATCGCCCGTCAGATCCTTCGTCATCGCTCATTCTCGTTTCAAGAATTAAGTCAGCGTTATGCTGCTGTTCAGTCTATGTTCGGACCTCGAGAGTTTCGTCTGCAAGATCCTAAGAATAGGCAAAATAGTATCGAAGTTGAGGGTGATGAGAAATTTGCAAATAAGGCTGTTTGGGAAGCAATGCAGCGAAATGTTATGAAGGAAGTTGCTGCTGTGTATGATTGGGCAATAGAAAATGGTGTTGCAAAAGAAGTTGCTCGTTCTGTTCTTCCTGAAGGCCTGACCATGTCTCGCATGTACATGAACGGCACACTCCGTTCGTGGATGCACTACGTCGAGCTGCGTTGCGGCAACGGCACTCAGAAAGAGCATCGAGAGATCGCAGAAGAGTGCAAGAAGATCCTGGTCCAAGAGTTCCCGTTCTTGAAGACGACTCGATTTGGAACGACGCCAGCATAAATAGTCCTAATGAAAGGGACACGCCATGCAAGAAGACGTCAACATCAAGCTGCAGTACCACAGCAGCCTCAACCAGAAGATCTGGCAGCTCAACAACAAGATCCGTCCTGAGCTGAGGCAGAAGCTCCTGCAGTTCGGTAAGACCTGGCAGGTGTTCGCCGGTATCCCCAACTCGGCCGTGACTGACGTCATCTTGACCGGCGGCAACGCTAACTACAACTACACTCCCTACTCAGACCTGGACGTTCACCTCTTAGTAGACAAGAGTAAGCTGACCATGTTCGGCTCTAAGCTAGACGACCAGCTGATGGCGAAGAAGCAGCTCTGGACTCTCACTCACAATGTCACCGTCCTCGGCTATCCTCTCGAGCCGTACGCTCAAGACAACAAGGCCCCGTTCCCTAAGGGACAGGGCGTCTACTCTCTCAAGAAGGACGCATGGATACAGGAGCCGGTCTTCCAGACCGGAATAAACTTCAAGAACGACCCGAGGCTCAAGCAGAAGGTCCAGCACTACATGGACCTGATCGATGACATCATCAAGCACAAGATGGGAATGTCGGCCGTGGACGCTATAAAGACGAAGCTGTGGACCATGAGGAACGCCGCTATCTCTAAGGGCGGTGAGTTCTCTTTCGAGAACCTCGTCTACAAGGAACTCAGGAACCAGGGTTACCTCGACAAGCTCAGCGTATACGCCAAGACGAGGCAGGACAAAAAACTTTCGCTGAAGTAGTTTAATTCTGGCGCCAGAGCGCCTATATAAGGTTGGCCGGGATGGTGTACTGCGTACCCGGTCGATGCACCGCCTAATGGGGTGCAATATCCAACTCGCTTAACAAGGAGTAACACATGACTCTCAATGACCCATTCTCTTTCGCCAAATCTCTCCTCCCCACGACTGTCGGATTCGACGAGGCTTTCCGTAACCTCGAGAACGTGACTCGCACGATCCAGAAGTCGATTCCGTCTTATCCTCCCTACAACATCAAGAAGGTCTCTGACAACAAGTATGTCATCGAGCTGGCGGTAGCCGGCTTCGGTAAGCAGGACCTAGAGATGGAGCTCAAGGACGGCGTGCTCTCAATCAAGGGACACACCACTCTCGACACCATCACGAAGGACGGCCTCGATGCGACATACCTGTACAAGGGAATCGCTGACCGCGCCTTCACTCGACAGTTCACTCTCGCCGACACCGTCGAGATCAAGAACGCCGAGCTCATCAATGGCATGCTGAAGGTCTGGCTCGAGAACATCATCCCAGAGCACAAGAAGCCAAAGAAGATCGACATCACTGACAAGGCATCTGCAGTCAATGACCAGATAACCGACTCAGTGACTTCGAAGGGCGTCAGCGCCGAATCTACCAAGCAGTTCCTATCCGAGTACGAGAAGTAAGATGAAGTTCTTCAGAGACTTCGTCAATCGCCTTCGACCGAAGAGCGATTATGAGCTCATGGTGGACTACTTGAGTACGGCGCAAGACGTCGCACAACTTGAATATATGATGAAGATGTGGGATGCCAGGAATGACAATACATCATGGATGCGGAGGTGACATGCCGACGTATACGAACGAAGAGTCAGACTGGCTGAGTAAGTAGCGTACGTACGAGCCGTGGGAGTAATCTCACGGCTCTTTTTATTGCAACAACAATGGAGACAGTATATGAAGTTCTTAAGTGCTATGGTGGCACTCGTCATCTCTACTACCGCTGCTCTCGCGAGCGATAATCAGATCAATGCAGTAGGCAGCTCTACCGTCTACCCCTTCGCTACCATCGTGGCCGAGAAGTTCGGCAAAGATGGTCATCAGACTCCCATCATCGAGTCGACTGGCACTGGCGGAGGAATCAAGATCTTCTGCGCAGGTGCTGGGCCAGACACGCCGAGCATCGTCAACGCCTCTCGTGTCATCAAGGATACAGAAGTAGAATCGTGCGCTGCTAAGGGAGTCTCGGCGCCTGCCGAGTTCATGTTCGGCTACGACGCCATCGTCTTGGCGCACGTCAAGGGATACGACCTCAATATCAGCACGAGGCAGATCTACCTGGCTCTCGCTAAGAGCGTGATCATCGACGGCGAGGTAGTCCCTAATCCCTACGTCAAGTGGTCGGACATCGACGGAGCTCTACCGACATTTAAGATCGAGGTCCTCGGTCCGCCTCCTACTTCAGGCACGAGAGACAGCTTCGTAGAACTCGTCCTCGAGAAGGAGTGTAAGGCCCTCATCAAGGAGTACGACTTGAAGATCTCTGAAGATGAGCAGAAATCTTTGTGTAAGAACATGAGAGAAGATGGTGCTTTCATCGAGGCTGGTGAGAACGACAATCTCATCGTTCAGAAACTCCTAGGCAATCCTAATGCCGTCGGCATCTTCGGCTTCTCATTCTTAGAAGAGAACTCCCGCGATGTAGTAGGCGCAGTCATCAATGGCGTCAACCCCGACTTCGACTCGATCGCCGCTGGCGACTACCCGATCAGCCGTGGTCTCTACTTCTACGTGAAGAAGGAGCACATCGCGACTTTTCCTGATTTGAAGGCTTTCGTCGAGGAGTTCATCTCTGAGGGTGCTCTCGGTCAAGAAGGCTATCTCACTGAGCGCGGACTCATCCCTCTCCATGAAGACGAGTTAAAGAAGGCCATCGAGGCAGCCAAGAACCTCTGACTCTAGCGATTTCTATGAAAAGAGGGGGTTAGCGCCCCCTCTTTTTTGTTTACTCTTTTGCTATACGCGTGTATAATGCAGCTAATCGATGAAAGGATTATGCTATGAATGAGTATGTGCCAGACACTTGGTCGGTATTCAAGATAACTAACGAAGGCGAGACTTTTTACAAGATCCTGGGTGGCTGGTATGGCGGTTATGTAAACGGTGACAGCTGGCGCATGAACAGTGGTATCGAGAGAGTGGAATTATTAGATGGTCAGTATCATTTCCACGGTTTCTCCGGATCTGTCTACGTGTGCTCTCCAGACTCCTACGGCATGAGGCGCCCCACGATCGACATCTGGTCGACCATGAAAGATAGATTTCCTGATCAAGTCGAGCTCCTCGAGGACTGTGACTGGTCTCAATTCGATTTCGGAGTCAAGTGATGAAGCTACCCTACACTATGTTCGGAAAGACGATAGACATACCCGTTGTCACCTACACTGACAACAAGCTCGACGATCCTCCTAAGTCCACGTGGGACAGAGAGATGTGGATACAGCGAGAAGAGGACTGGTACGGCCTTCCGACTAAGGGAACTGTTCGAGTAGTCGAGAGGAGCGTCTGGCTCAAGTACAACACCGAGCCCTACAAGAAGCCGGAGGCTAAGTCGACTCCGAATGCCTATCGCCCGCTCTATAGTGAGTATTATACCGTCGGTTATATTCTTCGATACGAGAAGAACGTCTACGACATGACAGAGCGAGAGTTCGTCGACCGCTGTATATTCTGTTCTGGCGGGGCTCTGAATCCTAAGAGAGCAGTCGAGATCTATGGGTTGTTGAGGGAGGAAGCAGGGCTATGAAGTACTACTCGCTATTATTCTGTTTCATTATATTGATGTCTGGTATAGTATATCTAGAGGTCATGACATGGAGAGAGTGTCTCGCTGACAACTCTTGGTTCTACTGTCTTCGCACCATCAATAATTAGGAGAAGTGATGAAGTTCTACACGTCCTTTAAGAGACACAAGGGCTACGTGCTCCTACGTGGCTACGAGTTCGGCAATCGAGTTCAGAAGAAGATTCACTACGAGCCGACTCTCTACGTCTCCACGACTTCTGGAGTCAAGAAAGATAGTGGCTATCGAACTCTGGATGGAACACCGGTCGCAGAGTACAAGCTCGACAATATGTGGGAAGGCAAGCAGTTCCTCGAGAAGTACTCAGGAGTCGAAGGCATCTCCGTGCACGGGTCCACTAACTACGAGTACGCCTGTATCAACGAGCTCTACGCCGGTCAGATCGAGTACGACCCCACGCTGCTTGCCGTGGTCACTCTCGATATCGAGACCGACTCGTCCTCAGGCTTCCCTAACATCCAGACCGCCGACAAGGCCGTCACCGCCATCACTCTCAAGCGTGGCAACAGGATCGCGTCTATCGGCATGAAGGACTACAGGCCACACCTCGAGAACGTGGAGTACTACAAGTGTGAGAACGAGCACGCGCTACTCGAGAAGTTCCTAGAGCTGTGGGACTCTCGCTACTTCTCTCCCGACATCCTGACCGGTTGGAACATCGAGTTCTTCGACCT